CTTCCATCCAATCTAAGAATGTCTGATAGCCTATGTCTGCGGTTTTGCAGGCTGCAACTCTTCCTACTCCTTCAGAGAGAGCATTGATAAATAAGTCAATGTGGAATTTATCGTATTTCAATACCCGTAATTTGGGTACAATAATAAACAAAAAAACAGCCTTTTGTTAGACTGTTCAAAACAATAGTTTAGATTGGTTATCTTCCCCACTGTTCAGCCATTGCGTTTGCTAAACCAGGAAAGGTTTTACTCCTTAAATGCCCGGTGCCGCCGCCAGTTTTCCAGCACCAATCCGGGTATCTTCTTCCGCTTGGCGATTCAATATATTCAGAACCTTTTGAGTAATTATCGGGACTGTGTTTTAATTTTGGCAGTCCTTTTAGCCACAAACAGGTTTTTTTATTTGCGGCATCACCAAAATAATAAGGTTCAACTATCTGATCGGGTTTCCTATAAATACGGCTCATTATTCCAACCGGATTTTCAATAGCTATTCTGTCAATAGGCGCATTTACTAACTTCATAAAGAAATCAATTCCCTGTTGCTGCCTGCCGTCTTTTCGTTTCTGTTCAAACCATGCAGCCCCGCTTACGGCTAAGTGCGTGCAAGGCGGGAACGCCAGCATTATATCCCATCCATCGCTAAGATGCTTTAACACATCATCCTGAATATGCCATTCAGGATGACCACCTGAACAGGCTAAAATGTCACACGAATATGACTCATGCCCTAACTCCCTAAATGCCTTACAAACTGCCTGGCTTTCTTCGCAGGCTATTAATATTTTCATAGTTTTGTTTTTAATGACCGTGATTTTTCGCCTGCATAGCGCCTTTGGTGTTTCTCAAATCTCTGCTCATTTTCTTTAACCTGGCTTTTGCCCTGCTGCTTGTTATCCTGATATTTTTTTTCTGTGAGTTTTCTGTGATCTTTGAATGTATAATCTTTTGGAGCTGTTCCCCGTATTCAGGATTCTTCCCGGGCTTTGGTATTCGATCTTCTGCTCGAATTTCTATTATATCAAGAATATCATCTGTGAATGTGATGCCGGAATAATTGTAATATACCCATCGCAGATAAACATGCCTGAATTGGTCGATTGCCTGTTGGACTGTAAGACCTTGCATGACCCCGGCATTGAAAACGCTTTTTAGTGTCATTTTTCTCAGTATAGTTGCCTGACCCATTGCCTCAAAAATTAAGTTTTATGCCTAATCCGCTGAAAATAGCCGGATATGAGTTTATTCCGAAATTCACCGTCAACCATTTCAACATTTCAACACTTGCCCATGATTCAAAGATAATCATTTTTTCGATGTCTTTTGATGCATAACAGCAAATTTTATACCTGCCGGCTCCGACTGATAGATTTAACCCTTCGTTAACCTGGTAATTGACTCCGGCGGTGAATCCCTGTAAGTGTGTCTTTGATTTGTCGAAACTGTTGAACTGGTTTGAATTTCCGTCTGTTTCATCGGTTGTGTTGGTAAAGTATGCCCCGAAATTTCCGGCTGTCTGCTGTGTGCTGATTCCGGTATGGATTATTCCATCCCCTGAGAACATCACGTTAACAGATAGTGACTGGCTGAATGATGATAGTGAGATCATCAGGATTATTGTTGTAAGGTACTTTTTCATAGTTCTGTTTAATTTGATAGTTTAGTATTTTCTATTCCTGCCCTGCCTGGTAGCTGCAAAGCGTTACCTTTTTCCCGATACCGGTAATATGGTCATTTGTATTTTTCAATTATCTCTATCAGGTAAAGAGCATCCCATTTAAACTGGTTTTGTTTGCTCTGCTCTGCAACACGGTCAAGTTTTTCAACCTCCTCAATGCCTATTTTTTGGATCAGGTTTTTACGGTAGTTTATCAAATTACCGCTTTCATAGTAGTTGCACTTCAGGCACTGACCGTGAACGTTATTCTCATTGAACCGCAATGCCGGGAACCTACCGGCGGAGTAATAATGACCAGCCTGTAATGTCGTGAAGTTCCCACAGCTTATACATGATTCGTCATGATCACGGTTACGTATAAACCGGTTAAATACCGTCGTTGCCTTACTGATCAGTTGGTTCACGGTATATTTTTTGTATTTCTGCAAAAGCTGAACGGTGATTATCATTTCCGGTAATGGTTTACTTCTTGGTAATCTGCGATTGTTGGTAGTTTTACCGTGCCATAAACATTCCGGCTTATCCGTTTCAGCTTATCAACGAAATCACGCTCTGATAGGTTCTGCAGCAATTCCATGCCACGTTTCATGTGGAAAATTGCTGTTGAGTGGTGTAGATTAACATAGTTACCAATCTGCTGATAACTGTAAGGGTGCATTGAAGCCAGTAGAATGAAATGACGTTTTGCATCAACTATCCTGCGGTGCCTGTCACGGCTTATCATCTTGGCAAATGGAACACCGTTAATGTGAATGCAGGCAGCAAGTATCCTATCCAATGACGGGTAGGAATCAAGCGATGCCAGTTGTACCTGGTTGTGTGTTTCCATTATCGCTGGAACTGCGTAAATGCTTATTTCTTGCATGATTTTATGTGATATTCTCTTATTTTTTGATTATCAATCTATTGTTAAAAAAACGCTTCAAATGTGATGATAGCTGGTAGTTAGGCAAAATCTAATAACTACCACCCATAGTTCGTGGGAGCGAAGCTACTAATTGTTTTAATTCTTCACCATTCAATTTTATTGAAACTCCGTCTTTTTCAATTATCGTATTAAGTCCTTCGCTCCAATGGCAATACGTAGGCATATCTTCTGTTACAATTGTGTAACTATAAACAGAAAAACTTTGCCTAACAACAGGTATATTTAATGCCTGTGTTTGTGGTTCTTGTAAGTTATTTTCTTTTTTCATCTTTATTTGTATTTTGATGATTAATTACTTTTTAATCAGGCACTAAATATACCTGCGGACGTTATACGCTATTTTTTATTGACACCCTTCCAATATCCATCAGCGTATGAAACGGATATAAGCGAAAGTAGCAGCCAAAACATCAGCCAACTACCACTAAACACTTTAAATATTAAGAATATTACAACCAACTGTATAGCGTTAAAAAAACAGCGTATAACAGCACCTACCCAAAAGCGAGGTGGTCGTGTATTAATCCAGTTTTGTAGTTTCTTTATCATTCGTTTTATTTTAAAAGTTTGTACTATTTAACCCGCCTTCGGGTAGCTGCGGAAACGTTATGCCTCATGCCACGCCTCCACACCAGCCGAAACAGGCACAGAGGCATAACATACGCTATATTTTATTAACCTTTTAGTTGACGTGTGCATGGTATCAGTATTTTAATTCAAGTTCTTCTCCTGTAAGAGCAAAGTATAAGTTTTGTAACGAATGAACATATGGTATTCTGAAATATCCATTTTGATAAAAGAATCCCGCCCCTAAAGATTTTATCAATATCATCCAATCTTGCGTGTATGGATTTATTCCAAAATGCCAATGATCAACCCGTGGATCTTTTTCAATTTCAAACCCAAACTTCAACAGCCATTCTTCGGTTAATGGGATTGGTTTAAATTCAGCCAATTGGGCGCTACCACCTGCAAATTTTACCAAATACTCATCAGCTGAATCATGTATGATAGACTTAATAGAAATTATCTCCTCCGATTCGTCTTCCCATTGAATCAGATTGCTTATTCTTATTTCGTTTGCTGATAGTGCCATATTAAACCTCCCGATGTTTTAGATTTTTTTGTAAGATTGTTATGAATTGATGTTACTAAAATTCCTGTTTTTTGTGATGCCTCTGTTATAGAATTGTATTTAATAATATTATGATTATTATCAATAGAATATATTGCCGTAACATTGTGTGATGGCTTACCTTTTCTGTTTTTTGCTGATGAAATTATTGCTTTGATCATATCCCTACCCTTTGCAGCTTTGCTCATTTTGTCTAATGTTTCTGCCGAATGCGGTTTTCTTATTCTTGTTTTTTGATAATCAGATATTTTTTTTCTTTGCTCGTAATTCCTAACAGAACCCAGCGTTGACGATTCACCACCAGTTGAGTTATTATATCCATATAGTGGGTTATTCGATTTGTATTTTTTTATTAAATCTTTTTCAAGCTGATACATTTCTAAATCAGAATCACAATTTTTAATTATATCAATTTTAAAGTTTTCAAATCCATGTTTAACAATAGCCCTGTATAAATGATAATTCTTTCTTGTTGAATTACACCTATGTTGAATCCATCTTTTTTTAATACCACACTTGGTTATGCCAAAGTAAATCTTATTATTTATCTTATTCGTTATTTTATATACAATTCGTGTTTCCATAATGTAAATATACATCAATATTCTTTAGCTTTCATATTTGTTAATAAATATTCTTATTTCGTTTGCTTTCATATTATTTTTGTATTTTTAGTTATTAGTTACGGTTAACAAAACATAGCGCCCGAACGTTAGTGGCAACCCTAAAAAAGACGCTGCTGACTAATTTCATCGTGAAAACGTTTATCTGACTTTTCAGCCATTTCTTTATCAATCTCAAACCCGACAAAATCAAATCCTTTAAAGTGACAAGCTATTCGACTACTTCCACTTCCAACGTGTGTATCAAGTATTCTTTCGCCTTGCTTTGCATAATTTTCAAGTATGTATTCATACAATCCAACAGGCTTTTGAGTAGGGTGTATTCTTTTACCAAATCTATGTGAGTTTGCACCAAAATATTGGAGTTTGATTTTACGTGTAGCTGTTTCAAAAGAAGTCCAAGCAAGTTCACAATCGGCAAAATAACTATCTCCATTTACCTTGTCCCAAACAAGCCAGCAAGGCGAATTATAAGGTACTACTTCAATGTAATGGTTAGCCCCAAAAAGGATTTGATTTTTTGAAACTCTGAAAAGTTCAACAATGTATTCTTTTGTCGGTTTTGCAAAGTCCCAATCAAAAGTCTTTGAAGCGTTTTCTGCTTGTTCAGGCTTTCTTATGCCCCAACTTCCGTTTTCTGTTTTAACTAATCCAATCCCATAAGGGGGGTCACATATTGCTAAATCAAAGTAATTATCAGGATAGTGTTTCATCCCTTGAATACAATCCATATTATATAATTCGGAAGAAGGGCAGCCGATAACAGCACCTACCCGCAAAAGGGGGGTAAGTGGTTCATTCGGGCTTTCTGCTTCTAATGTATCTTTGTGCATAATTATAATTTTATCGTTATTAAATCCCCTTCAGCGGGTAGCTGCAAACCGTTAGGCAATATTATAAGAAACATCGACTATCTGAGTTACCCCTTTTAAAGTCCATTCGTGGTTGCAGTTATTACAAAATGCTTCTACTTTATATGGATTCCCAACTTCTAAATTGCCTTTACCGACTATCATACCTTCATTGTAATCAAATGTGATGATAGCTGGTAGTTGGGCGCAATTAACGCAGACCCGTAAACAAAACATTCGGAATATCACGATAATTGACCGTATGTTCATTTATGTATTTAGCGGCATCATTCTGCGCTTCACAAGCACCTTCCTGCCAACACTTTTCTGCGAACTCACGGAGTATTTCTACGCTTGCCGCTAAATTTTCACTTTGCATTAATCTTTCTGCAATTTCTTGTAATTCTTGCTCTTTGTTATCCATTTCGTTTGAAAATTAACTGCGCCCAACAGCGGTTTAGCGCAATGCCGCTTAGAATGCAGTGGTTAATATTTAAGTTTGTGATATGCGGCACTGCGCCAAGCCGCAATACGTTAGCAGCAATTTTAGCCGACCCAATCCACATCAGGAAATCGTTTTACAAAATCCCTTTTTGCTTCTTGCTGCCCTGTCACCAAATCCATTTCTATTTCTTCTTTATGTATAGATAAAGGTGCTTTGTGTAATGAAATGCAAAAAGGGTTTCCTAACCAAACATTCCAATACTTTTTTCCTTTCTTAATCCAAGCGTAATCTGTCACTTTTTCAAATCCTTTTAAGTTTTCCATAATAAAAACTGCTGCTAACAGCGTGTTTATGCAAGCGGGCGGACAGCTTGCGGTTAATATTTAAGTTCGTGCTATGCCCGCCTGACATAAACACGCAACACGTTGGCGGTAATACTAAAGATGGTCTATCTTTATATCATGCCAATTTTTACCGTCAGTTGTAAATTTACATTCAACCAAGTCATATACTATCATTTCAATATCAGGATTAAAATGATTTTCAGGCTCAAACCACTTTGTTAAAAATGGCGATTTAACTTCTTTTGTTGTAATTAAATATCTCATAATAAAGTATTACCGCCAACATTAAATAAACGCAAACAGGGCGGGACTATATCGCATTTATTCAGGGTTAATGCTGCCCTGTCAGCGTTTATTATTGTCGTTAGCTGCAAGCATGAGTGACTTCCATCTCCGTAAGCCTCACCTCCATTATTCCAACTTTTACGTGCTTTCTGAAAAATTCTTCTATTTCTTTTACAGTCGTGTTTTCGTTTACTTTTAAAGCTGGATTATATACATCCCAATCATCAGGAGATATTTGGCAGCTTGTTTTGAATGTTACTACATATTCTTTCATTTTGTTTTCAAATAAATGCCAGCAGCTAACCCGTGGTATAGTTAATTGCCGTGTTTGTACTAATTTGAAGCGTTACCACCCGCTTGTAATTCTTTGTAATTTGATAGGAAGTAGCCCGCAATCGGCAACTAACCATACCACCATCCGTTATGCACAAGGCTCAAAGTCTGCACACTTCAATACTGGTTTATTCGGTGATAATTTACACCGCTTATCCATCCAAAACTTTTTCATACATACACCTGTTTTCTTAAATGTATGGTCGCTTTTATAACTTTGGTGCTTACAGTTCAGACAAAGCCCAGCACATAACAAGCGGTTAGCGTCATTGCCGAGCTTTTCAGGTATTAAAGATTCGTATTTCATATCAAGTTTTATTTTTAATTTAACATTTGTGTTTCAAAGTCGGCAACGAACGCCAACCGCCAGCCGTTACCGCCAATATTAAGACGGCATCCTGCGTTCTGGATAATTATATTCTGATTCATCAAGTACCCATTTCAAAAGATTAATTTTATCTCGAATAATATGTGCCTCAATTCCATCAGACATTACACTCAATCTTGTAGTTTCAAGTTTAGCCTTGCTTTCTTCAAGCTGTTGCAACCTTGCTCTAATTTGTTTTATCCCTTTCATAATTAATCAAATACTGGCGGTAACACAGACTAAAAAACATAGCCTAATAAAGTTCCTACCTATTTTAAAACGTGATTACAGGCTACGTTTCTTAGCCTCATTCGTTATGCAATATTATAAGCAACATCGCCTATCTGAGTTACCCCTTTTAAAGTCCATTCGTGGTTGCAGTTATTACAAAATGCTTCTACTTTATATGGATTCCCAACTTCTAAATTGCCTTTACCGACTATCATACCTTCATTGTAATCAAATGTGATATAGTGACCATTCCAAACCTCTTTTAATATAAGGTCTTTGCATTTGCATTTTGGACAATAACATTGCCTAACAATATGTTTATGCATTTGGGGTTCTTGTGGTGTATTCATATATACTTTTGTTTATTAAGTTAGTACCATTTAGATAGTGCAGTGGTTTCTAATCCGCCACTGGTCATACCCGTAGCCGTTAGTAGTAATTTTAAGTGTACACATAACCGCAGTCGTGACAAATGTCCGCATCGTCAGTTATTGTTACTTGTGTACTGCCACACATTACGCATTCTTCGTGTTCTGGAAACTTGTCGCTGTTTACCATCAAATGGCTGTAATCGTTGCCATCAGAATAAAAACTACTGCTAACATCAGATTTAACCAATGGCTTATTATTTTGGTTGGACGAGTATTCCACACTTTTGGCGAAAACGCAATCACTACCAATAATATGATGTCCATACCAATCATGACACCATACATTTTGCTGTTCATCACCACTTAATAAGTATTTCCATACTTTATGGATTTTACCTGTTTCTTTTTCTTTTACGTAAAGCATATTTCTTTAAGTTTGAGTTATTTATGTAAAAGCTGCAAAACGTTATGTGCTTTTTATTTCATCGGATTGACCTAACATTGTTGAGGTATTAAATCATTTATCTCTGATCCAGATTCCACAAGATCAGCAAACAGTGTATTTATCGCTATCGTCTTCGCCTCCTCCATTACCTGTGCCTCGAAATCCTTTCCCCTGTTTATAATCTGTTCTTTTAGTTTGCTCATTTCGTTGAACGTCTTAGCCTTCACCATTCCCTGTTCAAATTTCATCGTTATACGCATCCTGGCAAGTTTCATCATTTCGTTACGGCGTTCCTTTGTAAATGGTATCATACCCCTGCATTTAAGGAAGTCGTATTTTATGCCGCCAAACTCAACCTTTTCTCCGGTTGCCTTGAACAGATCAAAGGCCGTTAAAATACCATCCCAAATTATCTGATCTTTTTCCTGATCTGTAAGTTCACATTTTTCAGGAATAGCCGGTGATGACGGCTGAACGATAAGTTTGTTGTATGTCATATATGCCTGAAGTATTGATTCGATGTATGCAATAGAAAGTGTATTGTAATTCTTTGTGTCCGTTTCAAGTTTGTTCTTTGCTGCTAAAATAAAAGCCTGTTCTATCTCAGCTACCGGCAAGCGATTGCCCCATTCATCACGAATGTATTTTGCGAAAAATGTTACCTCTTCAGGAGTTAATAAAGCCTTGTTACTGAACCCCTGGATGTATTGAATCTTCGCAATAATCTCTGGCCATAATTCTTGTTGCTTCTGCTGTTGCTTCAGCAATTCGCTGGAACTTTGATTT